GAAGCTGGCCTGCATCGGCGGCGGCTGGGTCGAGGACATCCGAGAGCAGGAGCGGCGAGGCGACTTCGACAGCACCATCGACCGCAGCGCGAAGGCCAAGCCCGGCGACCGCATCCGCATTGTAACCGGCGCCTTCGCTGATAGAATGGCGGTGATCCTTCGGGCTGCGAACAAGCGCGAATGGAAGGTGGAGGTCGAGACCACCGGCCCGCTTAAGCCCCGCACGACGGTGAGCAAGGCTGAGGTCGAAAGCCTGGAGGAAGCGGCGTGATCGGAGCCTGCATAGCCGCAGTCGGAGCTGTTGCGGCAGGGGTCTCGGCAGACCCAACCGATCAGCGGGCGAGGGAAGCGCAGCGCAGCCAGCGCATCGCCAACGCACTTGCCGCGATGAACTCCCGACCAATCGCCAGACCATCGGACTACATGAACGCATACTCAGCGCAGGCGCTCGCCCTCGCTGGCTTTGCGCCTGTCCGAGTGGAGCCGCCGCCCTCGCGTCATACCGTGGTCGCCCGGCTTGGCTTCGGAGGCGGGCGCCGCTACGGGTGCTAACACCACCCCTTGTGTCCCCCGCAAATCAGTAGTACCACTGGCAGTATGGGTGTGGGGTCCAAGCCACAGACCAGTCGGCGCAGATTTACGCGATCCGGCCTGATTAGAGGCTATGGGGAAACGCCCCGCCAATGTCCTTAAATTCAAACTTCTCTAGCGAGCTTGAGCGCGTGCGCGCCATTCGCGAAGAGGCCCGACAAAAGCGCTTCGACAGGGCCGAGGCCGCAGCGGCGAAAGCTGCTCTATCCGGCTCCTTGAGTGAACGCCGCGCCGCCCTTACCGCTATGGCCGACGCCTTGTGCTTCGTCCCGGCTGACAAGCTCAGGCCTCGCCGCCGCCTTAAGGCAACACGAGGCGGAAGCGGCATCCTCACTGGCGCCATTAAGGCTCCCGTCTCGTACGTCTACGTGATTGGAGCCTATCAGCAGTCGGTCAAGGTGGGCCTCTCGGAATGTCCTGAGAAGCGCCTGGCTGACCTCCAGACCTCCAACCCTGCCAAGCTGCGGCTGCACTTCAAGGCTGAGGTCGCGCCCGACAAGGTTCGCTTCGTTGAGATGCAGGCGCACAAGGCGCTGTCAGGTAAGCGGCTCGCTGGTGAATGGTTCGATTGTTCACCCGATGAGGCCGAGCAAGCCGTCAAGGCGATCATCGCCTCACTGTAATTCAGACCGCGCCACGGCTTTCCCCCTCCTTGGGCCGAGACGCGAGAGCCCGCCAGCGCTCCTCTCGCTGGTCCCTGGTGGATAGCCAAGCGGCAACCTTCGCCCCGACTACTGACACCCATCGCACAGTCGTAACCCAAGCAGCAGATCGCGGGCGAAACTCACCGCTTGAAAAAATAACGAGAAATCAAGATGGCGCACGGCGGCGCAAGACCCAACGCCGGCAGGAAGCCCGGCGCCCTCAACAAGGCCACACAGGCCGCGAAGGCAAAGGCCGAGGCTGAAGGCATCATGCCCCTGGACTACATGCTCTCGATCATGCGTGACGAGGAAAGCACGAAGGCCGAGCGCATGGACATGGCGAAGTCGGCGGCTCCCTACCTACACGCCAAGCTATCGACCATCGAGGCCACGGTTGACGCGACGGTTGAGGGCACGCTGACCGAGATCAGGCGAACGATTGTCGATCCTCGAAATTGAGACGCCCCGCATCTACCTGCCCCTGCTGCACCCCAGACGCTACAAGGGGGCCAAGGGCGGGCGCGGATCGGGCAAGAGCCACTTCTTTGCTGAGTGCCTGGTTGAGCAGGCCGTAGCGTCTCACATCCGGGCCGCTTGCCTGCGTGAAGTCCAGAACTCGATCAAGGACAGCGTAAAGCAGCTCATCGAGGACAAGATTGACAGGCTCGGCGTGCGCCACCTGTTCAGATCCACCGAGACGGAGATCAAGGGGCCGAACGACAGCCTGTTTATCTTCCGGGGGCTCCAGAACCACACCGTGACCAGCATCAAGTCGCTGGAGGGCTTCAACCGGGCTTGGGTCGAAGAGGCCCAGACGATCAGCCAGAAGTCGCTGAACATCGCCACTCCTACGTTCCGGGCGCCGGGCTCGGAGATGTGGTTCAGCTGGAACCCTGGATCGGCGAACGACCCGATTGAGGCCTTCTTCAACGAGAACGCGGACGATCCCGACTTCGTTTGCGTGAAGGCCAACTACACCGACAACCCGTGGTTCCCCGAGGAGCTACGGAAGGACATGGAGCGCGACAAGCGCCGCGACTTCGACAAGTACCTGCACGTTTGGGAGGGTGAGTACAGCAAGCTAGGTGAAGCCGCTGTCTTCCGAAACTGGAAGGTTGAGGCGTTCAACACCCACCCGGAGGCGGTGTTCAGGTTCGGGGCCGACTGGGGCTTCTCGATTGATCCTACGGTCCTCATCCGCGCCTACATCATCGGGCGCACGCTGTACGTTGATCAAGAGGCCTACAAGGTGGGCTGCGAGATCGACGCTACTCCAGCGTTGTTCGACACCATCGAGGGCAGTCGAAAGTTCACCATCCGCGCTGATAGTGCTAGGCCGGAAACGGTCAGCTTCATGCAGCGCAAGGGCTTCAAGATCATCCCGGCTGTAAAAGGTCCGGGGAGCGTGGAAGACGGTATCGAGTTCCTCAAGTCCTACGACATCGTTGTGCATCCTCGCTGCAAGCACACCATCGACGAGCTGACCCACTACAGCTTCAAGACCGACAAGCAGACTGACGAAATCCTCCCCATCCTGGAGGACAAGAACAACCACGTGATCGACGCCCTGCGCTACGCCTGTGAGGGCCTACGCCGCGCGGTCAAGCAGACGCCAGACGCCCCGACCAACAGGCCGCCCGACCTTTGGGGCCGTCCGAAACCGCAGGAGACTTCATGGAAGGTGGCGTAACTCCTGCCGAACAGCCTGAGTACAAGGCCCCGGAGATCGCCGAACTGCGGTCCATGTACCGTGACGCGATGGACCTGACCGAGTTCGCCCGTCGCCAGGCTGAAATCGACGACGACTACTACAACGGCAACCAGCTCACCCGCGAAGAGAAGGCGGAGCTTTCCAAGCGCGGTCAGCCTGACATCGTCATCAACCGCGTCCGCCCTGCTGTGAACGGGACCTTGGGTGTCTTGAAGCAAGGCGCCACCGACCCCCGCGCCTATCCCCGCACCCCGAAGGACGAGGACAGCGCCGACGTTGCGTCCAAGGTTCTCCAGTTCATCGCGGATCGCAACCGCTTCGATGACCTCAAGATCAGCGTCGCGCGGGACTATCTCATCCGTGGCACCTGTGCGGCGATTGTGGAGGCCGACGAAGACCTCCAGATCACCATGCAGGAGATCGCTTCTGAGGAGTTCTTCGCTGACCCCCGTTCGCGTCGGGAAGACTTCTCCGACGCTCGCTACATGGGCATCGCCAAGTGGCAGTACGCCGACGACGTGATCCGCATGTACCCGGATGCGAAGACCGACGTTGAAGGCTCGCTGACCGACAGCGGCGCTCTGATCGACGATCTCAACCAGGACCGCCCCCAGGACGCGTCCTCGACCGTGTCGTGGGTGGACAAGAAGAAGCGCCGCGTGATGGTGGTGGAGATGTACCACCGCGAGGGCTCGGAGTGGCGCCGTTGCGTGTTCCATTCTGGCGGCACGCTGGCTTACGGGGTTTCCCCCTACGTTGACGACAAGAAGCGCCCCTGCAACCCGATCGTGGCTCAATCCTGCTACATCGACCGCGACAACAACCGTTATGGCATCGTGCGCGACATGCGCGGGCCGCAGGACGAGATCAACAAGCGCCGTTCCAAGCTGCTGCACCTGATCAACGCCAGCCAGATCCAGGCGGTCGATCCTTCGGCTGTGGAAGTGGACAGCGGCACGGCCCGCAAGGAAGCGGCTCGCCCGGACGGTGTGATCCCCTACGGCTGGCAGAAAGTCCCGACCACGGACATGGCCGCCGGCCAGGCCAACCTCTTGGTCGAAGCCAAGATGGAGATCGAGCGTATCGGTCCCAACCCCGCCGTTCTCGGCAGGGAAGGGGAGAACGCTTCGGGCCGGGCCAATCTGGTTCGCCAACAGGCGGGCTTGACGGAGCAGGCCATCGTCTACGGCGGCGTCGAGATTTGGGAACTCCGCGTCTATGAGCAGATGTGGAACCGGGCTCGCCAGTTCTGGACGGCGCCGCAGTACGTCCGCGTTACCGACGACGAGGGCGCTCCGCAGTTCGTGGGCATCAACCAGCCCAAGGGCCAGCCCATGCAGGACCCGAACACCGGGGAGATGGTGGAGGGTCCGCCGATCATCGACCCGAACACCGGGGCGTCAGTGCTGGGCTACAACAACAGCCTCGCCGAGATGGATGTAGACATCATCCTCGACACCACGCCGAACACGGCCAACGTCGCTCAGGAACAGTTCGCCGTCATGGCAGAGCTTGCCAAGGTCTACGGCCCCCAGGCGGTTCCGTTTGAACTGATGGTCAGCCTCTCCAGCCTCCCCGGTAAGCGGGAGATCATGGACAAGATGAAGTCCAAGGCTGACGAGAGCGGGCAGGCCCAGCAACAGGTCGTCCAGCTTCAACAGCAGATGGTCGAGCTGGAAGCCCAACTGAAGCAGGCCGAGATTGCCAACAAGCAGGCGAACACGGAACTGACGCAAGCCAAGACAGAGACCGAGATGCACCGCGCCGCCTTGGGCGACCGGCAGCAAAGTCTCTCAGAGTTCAACGCGCAAATAATGGCTGAAAAGGCCCAGTTTGACGCGATGAATGCCGCCGCCGGGCAACAATCGGGCGTTCCGCAGGGCCAAGCGTAAGGCCAAGCCGCCGCCGGGCATCGGGCGTTTCGGGCCGCCACCGTGAAGGGCGCTAGGGAATATCATGGCATTGGAATGGATGGACGGGCAGGAGCCCGAGGAAATCGTCGCGCCTGAAGGTCAGGAACCGGAAGTCGAGGCTCAACCCGAGCCCGACGCAACCCCGGAACCCGATGTCGTTCGCGATGAGCAGGGACGTTTTGCGCCCAAGCAGCAGACGCAGGTTCCGGTTTCCGCCCTGGAAGCCGAACGCTCGCGCCGGCAGGCCCTTGAAGCGCAGTTGGCGGAATATCAGCGCCAGCAGCAGACGCCCGACCCTGAGTACGACCCGAGCGGTTACACCGATCATCAGGTCCAGACCATCCAGCAGCAGCTACAGGCCCAGCTCTTTCAGCAAAGCCTCACCTTCTCCCGCCGTCTGGCCGAACAGGTCCACACGCCGGAAGCGGTGGCGCAGGCGCATGAATGGGGCCTCGCCCGCTGTGACGCGGACCCGCTGTTTAATCAGCGCGTCTCGACCAGCCCTGACCCCTACGAGTTTGTCGTCTCTGAATGGAAGCGCGATCAGGTGCTTTCCCGCCTTCAGGGCAACGACCTCGACCAATTCCTTCAGTGGAAGGCCCAGCAGGCAAACCCGCTCGGCGCTCCGCAACCGCAACCCGCCGTCATGGCACCCCAACCTGTCGCCCCGCCTCGCTCCCTCGCGTCCGCTCCCGCTGCCGGCACTGCCAGGCCCGGAGCCCCGCCGACCTATCAGGGAGCGGCGTTCGACACCGTTTTCAGGAACTAAGAAATGGCTGAAGTCGCCCTGGCCTCCGCTTCTGAGAAGCAGGTCTTCCTTTCCAACTATTTCGCCGAGTACGTCCGCGAGAGCGGCTACATGCCCTACATGGGCCGCGGCGAAAACAAGATCATTGTCGCCAAGTACGAGCTGCAAGAAGAGAGCGGCAAGACGATCAACATCCCGCTGATCCTGCGCCTCACCAGCGACGGCGTCACCGGCTCGACCACCCTGGACGGTCGGGAAGAGGAAATCGGCAACTACAACTGCGCTCTGTCCGTCGATTGGCGCCGGAACGCGGTTCGCGTGCCGAAGTCCACCAGCTACAAGACCGAGATCGACCTCTTCGGCGCTGCCAAGCCGCTCCTGCGGAACTGGGAAGCCGAGAAGCTCCGCGACGACATCACCACGGCGCTTCTGTCGCTGGTGACCACGGGTGACACCACCGTCACCATGTCGGCCTCGACCGCCGCCAACCGCAACGCCTTCAACGCCGCGAACTCCGACCGTCTCCTTTTCGGGGCGACCAAGTCGAACTACTCGGCCACCTGGGCGACGGCTGTCGGCAACATCGACACCACCAACGACAAGGTGACGAGCGCGGCCATGTCGCTGATGAAGCGCATCGCCAAGCAGGCTGACCCGCACATCCGTCCCTACAAGACGGAAAGCGGTCGTGAGTTCTATGTGGCCTTCCACGGCTCGCGCACCTTCCGCGATCTGAAGCTGGACAGCACCATCCTCACCGCCAACCGTGACGCGCGTCCGCGTGATGTCGAGAGCAACCCCATCTTCCAAGACGGGGACATGATCTACGACGGCATCATCCACCGTGAAGTGCCGGAGATCGACGACATCGCTTCGGGCGGCACCTACTCGATGGACGCCATCGGCAACTCGTCGGCTGACGTTCGCCCGGTGTTCCTGTGTGGCCTGCAATCGGTCGGCATTGCGTGGGGTCAAGAGCCCACCATGCGGATGGATCTGACGAAGGACTACTCGTTCCGTCCGGGTGTCGCCATCGAGGAACTGCTGACCGTCAAGAAGCTCTGCTTCAACGGCAAGCAACACGGCGTCGTGTCCGGCTTCTTCGCCGCGGCCGCAGATTCGTAACAACAACTAGGGCGGCCTTCGGGTCGCCCGTCTTTCTGAAAGGGCCTATTCAATGGCTACTCTGACCGCTGCCCGTGCGGCTGCGAACTTCCCCGTGGGCGGCTTTGCCGGCGCGGGCGTTCTCAACGTCGCTTACGGCTCCTACACCCTCGCTGCCAACCCGACCGCTGCCGACATCATCAAGTTCTGCAAGGTGCCGGCGGGCGCTACCGTCATCGGCGGC